GACCATTGTCCGGGATTACCCCCTTTTGATCCTGCTTTTATTCTATTAAATAAGTTTTTTCGCATGGTGGGCTTGGTATAGTTACCTGCTTTATTAACAGTACTACCACCTTTGTTTAATTTAATAGCTGCTAAAGCTTTTGCTTGACCTGCATGGGTCTTACTAGCCTTTTTTAGCCCTTTTGTTACCTTTTTTATTGTTGCTTTTGCTTTCGCTACCATGATTATCCTCATATAAATTATTGAACACCCTTTGGGTATCCCATACATACTCAGTTTCTTGTTTTGAATGAAAGATTCTTTGGGAAGGTCTAAAGTCAGGTGCGCCTTCTCCTGTCTCAAACCATGCAGGGTGGGTCACTCTGACTCTATTATTAGGTAATGCCACAATATTTCCTGTATATTTACCTGCATCCATTAGTTCTAACACATGTGACTGCTTGTGCTGTGCAGGATCGTCAGCTATCTCACTGTTTGTATAGTCTACAGTAAAATAATATTTAGCAGGGTAAAACTCACCGTCAACTTTTGCTATCCAAGGAGCAGGAGTAGCTCTGTTCAGTACGTATACGCTGTGATCGTGGGACATACAATCCCAAGGTTGGGCGATATAAGGTGGCATCTCTTCAGCCCACTCGTCTACAGGAGTGTCTCCTACTAGGGCTGTTATGGGCATTCTTGCCCACATTGCACCACCGTGTACATTAGGCTCGTCAGTATCGTCTGTCTCGCAACCAGTGAAAATTACTTGAAAACTTAGTGATCTATTGGGCATTGATGTTACAGCTATAACCATACAATGCAAAAACTCACCATGATACTGACTAAAATTACAGGTATACTCTCGTCTTACCCATGCTTTAAAATACGGAATGTTACTTTGAAGAAATGACATAATATATATACTCCATCGTTTGTGGAGTAATTATACTATTTCTTTTTCTTTTTGTCAACCATACCGTACATTTTTCCTTTAGCCATGCCACCTACTTTATATTTAACTGACATGCCACCCATTGCATAGCCCTTCTTCTTCATACCACCACGAGCCATACCTTTTTTCTTCATCATACCACCGTTCTTGGCATAACCCATTTTATTTCGCACAGAGGTGGGTAACTTCTTGAGTCCAGTTTGATTAGCTGCAGGTTTTTTTAGTCCCCCCATAGCCATACCCTTTTTCTTCATTCCTCCCATAGCCATGCCTTTTTTCTTCATACCACCTTTAGCCATGCCTTTTTTCTTCATGCCGCCTTTAGCCATGCCCTTCTTTTTCATTTTACTAGCCATACCACCTTTAGCCATAAAGTCTGACATTTTTATATAGCCAGTTCGTAATCCTATTTCAGCAAGCTTAGCATTTGATATGTGTCCTACCTTACCTGCTCGTATTAATTTTTCAAGTTGTGATTTAGTTTTAATAAGTTCGGGTTTGATCTTATCGCTGCCACTCTTTTTTTCGCCCATAGCTGTTACTCCTTTTGTTGTAAGCTCTGCTCGCTACCGTCTGTCCATCCCTCTGCTCTCATGGCTCTTTCCACATGTTCCAATGAAAAAGGTCGCCCATAGTGGGCTTGAACTGCAGCCCTTACATAAAATACATCACTGTGGGGGATATGTAGCTTTTCTAAATTGTTACTGATTACGGCATCATAGAATGCTTCAATAACATTGTCTGTGTATAGTTTTACGGATTTTTTGCCCATTGTCAACGAATAAATTAAATAAATGTACGGAGGGGATACTATTACTATTAGTATATCTTAATTTTAGTAAACTGTTTTTTTAAAGAAAACTACTATAGTTTAACTATGTCCCAGTTTTTGTTATACCATAATTATAACATGCCCCACTGCAGCGGTCAATACTAATTATTTGACACTCTTTATATACAATTACCTATTGTGGTTAACATCTAATTTTCCTGATCTGTGTATTTCTTCATGCATATATACGCCATACCCCCCACTGGCGCATGCCCACACACACCTGCCCTGCGTATGTGCCTATCTGTGGCATGGTGTGAGTGTCTGCGCTGTGTATCTGCACCATGATGCGAGCATAACCCATGAAATAAGGGATATCAGAAGGTCTAGAAACTGTTACTACATCAGTTGCACTCTAAAGAGAGTTTCAGAAGGTGGGTTTTTTGAAAATGAGTAGCAAAATGTCAAGCCTATGCATCATTTTTGCAACAGTTCTGCAATACCATATCCCCTCCAAAATCATCCCGATGTCGGGGAAAGTTCACCTCTAAAGAATAGACTTCAAAGAGGTGGCAAATCTTTCTCTCCTAGAGAGAGAAGCACTGTCAGGCTATACTTCTCCCTTTATTTTTTTTTGAAGTTGATCTTTTGTGAAACTTCAAAAAAAAAGAAAGGTAGAAGTAAAATGGAAAATTCAACTCAAACATCAACAACAGCAATCGTTCCCTTCATCTCATACGAACAGACAGCACATGCTGAGTTCGTGGAACTTCAAGCCATTGACCGTAAGGTCAAGTCAGCACAAAGGAAAGCGTTCAACCTAGAGGTTGTCATGGTCTACAACAAGGAGACTAAGCGTCAGTCTTTTGCTCACACTGGCTTGGCAATGCGAGGTGCAAAGCTGTACGAAGATGCCAAAGCATCTGGCGATAAAGAGATGACCAAAGCCATGAACGATAAGTTCAAGTCTCAGCGAATAGCTGAGTGGAGAGCTTACAGAAACCTAGTTCTCTCAGGAGAACTTGAGGAGCTTTTCAACACAGAGATTCGCAAGACCAAGCAAGGCAAGGCTATCACTAGTGTAGGCTACTTGCTCAAGCTTGTGAAGAAAGCACAAGCATCACTATCTGCTAAAGCAGAGCAGTCAGCTACTGACGATACTGCTAAAGCAGAAACTCCCGATGTCGGGGAAAGTTCATCTGAGCCACAAACAGAAGTGGTATCAGTCCCACAGACTGAAGAGGACTTTGTAGCTCTTATGATCGAGAGAGGTCTTGATCTGAACAAAGTAGTCGAGATCATCTTTGATCTTGACAAGCAATCAAAGGTAGCTTAAGTCTACCTTTACATCTCCCGATGTCGGGGAAACTTGGCATCGGGTAAAACAGAAAGGATTTACACAATGGAAATACTAATCGTACTCACATTATTCGCAGTATCAACTGCGTATTGCTACTGGCTAAGTGGAGGTTTTAAATGAGAATATTTTTTTACAGATTGTCACAGCTAGGCTTATCAATACTAGCGTACACTTGCATGATGATATGCTACTGGTCTATGGAAAGCACCAAGATTGCAGACTTTGGTCACAACACGACTGACGTGGTTATGTTTGTCTGGATGTGCATCTTTGGAGTGATTATGCTCTTCTTCTTGTTGGCTGTAGCCGTCAGCCAAGATTAAGCTATCTATATATTTTAAACCCTTGAGTTCTTACGAAAGGGTATTAAAATAATATATAGATTAACTAAAGCCCCGATGTCGGGGAAAACTTGAAAGGTAAAAACATGGAAAAATTTTCTTTTGATGAGGTCACACACCTCTCTGATGCTGTATGTGACAAGCTTGACTGGATGGTGCAGAATGATAAACAGCACACAACAAGGTACAAAGCTTTCATAGACTTGAGGGACAAACTTGCGTTTATTTCTATGGCTATGTACGAAAGCGAAGAAGAAACTAAAGGAGAATAACTAATGCAAAGCAATGGAAACTTTGAGAAGTTTAGAAAAAGTCCCGATGTCGGGAAAAAAGATAGACGCAGAAACAACCCAGTTCTCATGGAACGTAGGGTAACACGTAGACAAAAGCTCAAGCAGAAAGGTGTAGCATAATGAAAGTTGCAGACTTACTTGAATTATTACAAGGTTTAAATGAAGATGACCATGTCTTTGTAAAGACTAGGCATGGCATAGAGGAAGTTGTAAATGTATCGTCTTCAGATGATGCAGACTACAGAGAAACATACATAGAAACATATGAGGAGTAGCATAATGCAAGTAGGTGACAGAATAAAAGTTATTGATCAGGAGATCTATGGCAAGATAGTAGAGTTGCACTCAACAGAGGTTGTCATAGCTGACGAAGATGCACAGACATGGGACGAAGTAGCAGGTGTATGGGACAACAGACTGTGCTTTAAACTAACAGAAGTAGAGAGAATATAATGGCTAAACAAGGTGTAATACTATTCGAAGGTGCTAGTGGACTTGATGGCAAACCTACAGTTGTGATCGCTATCAAAGACACAAGCAATCGTAAGACTGGTGGCATGGTGCAGACGTTCATCATGAGGTCGGACATTGACCCGATCACAGCAAGTCGTACAGGTGAGGACTACTCTGTCTGTGGTGACTGTATCCACAGAGGTAAGGCTAACCCTAACAAGAAGTCGGGTGGTGCAGATGACAGGACATGCTACGTAATGTTGCTCATGCTTCTGTCCATATACAAGGCATACAACAGAGGAGCTTATGTCAAGCTACAAGCTGACCAGATACCAGACTGGTTCGAAGATGAGCTTGTCAGACTTGGCTCTTATGGTGACCCGATGGCTGTTCCGTCTTGGCTATGGGACGATGTACTTTCCAAAGCAAGAGGTCATACTGGCTATGGACATCAGTTTGGTGTCAAGGGTGCAGACGTTAGACCTGACCTGTGCATGATATCTGTGGACAACGTGGCTCAAGCCAAGCATCAATGGTCGCTAGGCAACAGGACTTTCAGAGTGGGTAACTCTGTCGATGACATGGTGCAAGGCAAAGAGATACTCTGTCCTGCATCAGACGAAGCAGGTAAGCGTACAACCTGTGACAAGTGTAAGCTATGTTCAGGCAATCAGATACAGGCGAAGTCTGTCTTCATTCCTGTTCATGGCAATGGCAAAAACAACTATAGAAAGGTAGCATAATGTTTGACCAATTCGTAAGAGCATATTGGAATATTCACAAGGGTATGTATTCCGTACAGGACTACAAGACTAGCCGTGTGATTGACCGAACCAATGACGTGTTTCTTATCAACCCTAACTTTGTCGTAAGACAGGGTGGACGTAAGCGTGTCATTGAAGAGGGCAAAAAGAATGTCCATGCCTTTGCCGTAGGGTATAGACCTAGCAAGTTTACGGCTGAAGAGTATGATGTGTATTACATCTCAGGTAAGACGTGGAGAGATGTGACATACAATCCATACAAATACACCACCTTTGTCTGGACGGACACTGGTGAGCCTGTGGGAAATGACATGACTATGGTCAAGCTCACAACCAAAGAGGGCAGACCTCTTATTAAAGCATACAGTTAATATTATACTTGAAATACTTATGAAAGTATAATATAACTGTACTACATAAACCAACAGAGTTCCCGATGTCGGGGATTCGCTAACACAGAAAGGAGCATTCACATGCTTACATTTAACTTTGACAACTTGCCAAAAGGCACAAAAATATCAGGTGGTTTCACCTTCTTAAAAATAATCGCTACGGCTATCAAGCTGAAGCTACAGGGTCACAAGCCTGTGATCTACAGGGATGACAACATCCAAGAGACTGGGTGGTTCATCCGTAAGGGTACTGGTGGCATATCAGGTGAGCCTTTGGTTCGCTTGAACTTTGGCAAGTCTTACTCTTCCTTCCATGCCTATGACAGGAAAGGCAAGCGAAGAGTGGCAAGCTATGTGCCTATCAAGTCCTTCCTCATCCAGAAGAAGGTAGCCTAACCATGATGCACTACGAGATCTTTGTATCCGTAGATGGTCAGCAAGGTGTGGTGAGGGTCGGTGGCTCTCACCCACTTGCAAAAGGCACAGCATCTGCGATTGAATACGCTATGAACCTTACACAAATGTGTTATCCCGAATCTGTGGTAGAGTTTGACTTCATCAAGGAATATAAATTAGATGACGAGCCTGACGTAGGCTATGTCTATGAACCCTATGGTGCAGTTCAGACGTACCACTAGAGAAAGGATACGGTATGGATATTAATAAAAAAAATATGCACTTCTTACTTTGTGCCTTGCTACTAAAAAGCACAGACCCGAAGTTAAAAGAAGAAGCAAACAAAAGTTTACAAACTCTAACCGATGATTATTACGAAAGGAATAAGAAAGATGGCAAAGATAATCTACAAAAAGGTGATGCGTAAAAGACCACGCAATGTTTTACATGCAGAAGCTATGGCTTCAGGTGTGTTGAAGTCTAAGGTCATTGCAGACAAGCGTCACAAGAACGCAGAGAACTTAGCCAAGAAAAGAGCGATAGCATTTAAACAAATGAACAAGGAGAACTATGATGACATTTGATCACGATTGGAACGACACTTCAATTATCCCGACATCGGGGAAAAAGATTGTAGTCAGCTTGTGTGGTGGTACAGATAGTGCCTACCTCTCATGCCTAGACGCAGGGATTGACGTATCCCCGACTGGTGACTACGAGTACCACACATTTGAGACAGACAAGTATGCTAGTGCTGTGTCCAAACATAACATACCTCATGCCATACATCATGGCGATGCTAATGGTTGGCGAGAACTGTTGGGCAGAGATGTCTTTCTTCTGATCGCAGGTTTCCCTTGTCAGCCTTACAGCGTGGCAGGTAAACAGCTTGGCACTTCAGATAGTCGTGACTTGTCTGAGGTTATGTATCAGGCATTGGAAGGTCTGAACCCTGAGTTCTATCTGTTTGAGAATGTCGAGTCCAAAGCCAAGCATGAGTGGTACAAGCGTATTAGTGCCATACGTCCAGATGCACAGATGCGATCTCACAATAGTGGCAAGGTGTCAGGACAGGAGAGAAAGCGTGTCTACATAACTAACTCACAACATGACGAGTTGGCTGACATGGGTATTGTACTCAATGATGTACTAGAAGATGGTGCTATGGCAGATAGAGACAAGTCCTACTGCATTGATGCCAACTACTTCAAAGGTGGTAGCATGAAGATGTACTACGAGAAAGCACGTAGGCAGATAGTCTATGTGCAGGACGAGAAGATTGCTATCAAGTCTAAGAAGTGTAGACAAGTTGGTGAAGCTGATCTCAAAGGCTACGACATCATCAAGCGTGTGTATAGTAGGTGGGGCAAGAGTCCTACCCTGACTACCATGCAGGGTGGATGGCGAATGCCTAAGGTAGAGACAGACGAGCTACATTGGAGAGCATTGACACCTTTAGAATGTGAACGTCTTCAGACTTTGCCCGATGGGTGGACTGAGTATGGACAGTTTGTTGAGCAGGATAAACACATGGGGTTTCGGGTACACAAACTCAAGCCTATATCAAACAGCCAACGCTACAAGATGATCGGCAATGGCTTCACTCGTGCAGTGATCTCGCACATATTAGAAGGAGTATATTCATGAAGATAGATATAGGAAGTAAAAACTTTATAGTGAGTCCAAAAGACAGAATAGAATTACTCAAGTATGTTAATGTCTTGAGGGAGTTTAGCTGTAATACAGCAGAGAAAGTGCCTATCTACTATGAACACGTTTGTGATATAGAATCTCTTATGTACAAACTAGCAAACTTACTACAGTTTGAACAGCCTAGCGAAGGTGGTTGGTATAGAGATTATCAACTTAAAGAACACTTAACGAAGGAGAAAGATAATGACAACTAAACTTATACAATATGCAGTAGTCTTTGAGCCTTTTGAAACAGAAGGCTTGGAGTATGTAAAGCAAGGGTGTGGTGCTATGTGGGATGACAAGAGTCCTATCAAACTGTTCGACACCCAAGAGGACGCACAGAAGGAAGCAGACAAGTGGAACACAGGACAGGTGGTGCAGTATGGATGATGAAGATGTAAAAGCAGAAGCCTTAAAACAGGCGCAAGAAGCCTACATAATATTCCATAAGTTCCTCAAATACTTTGGATACACTATGTTGTTTCTGATATTCTTGCTGTACCTAAACGATTTCTTCAATGACCCTACAGCCAGTAGGCATTTACCTGAAGAGATAGCAGATCAATATGACCCAAAGGGTCTTAACAAAAGGAAAGGAATATAAAGATGAAACCATATCACAATAAAGGCTTTGGCATGGCATTCTTTGTAGTGTTCTTGCTGTTGATACCTCTGCCCATACTAGGACTGTGGGCAGTGGACGGACAGGATTGGGTGGACAGATTTACTACAAAGTATTTCTCACCTTGGCAGTCTGAATGTTGGGAAACAGCCAAGCATGAACGAGTGTGCAAGGGTGACAACCAATGCAAATGGTTCAGGAACTTCTGCCATGACTGAGGGACAAGCATTAATTTTAACAATGGTAATCATGGTAGTGGGTACACTGCTACTGAATGCCGTAGTACAAGGAGTTATAGGATGAATAGATTTATTATTGAAGATGAAGAGCATAAGATTGCACGATCATTATGTGATCAGCACATAGTGAAGATGCCACTTGAAGAAGCACAGATGCTATGTACTGCTGTATGGCATCATGCGCCTTATTATGCAGAAGAGCATGACCTGTACAAACCTGTGCATCAAAAGCATCCCTGCACATTGTGGGCGATGGAGACTAGATCTAATTTTGTGTATGCCTTTTCTTTGTACATCTGTATGTTACGTGAGTACACAAATAGATACGGCAAGGTACATGGTGCTAGTAAACACAAGAAAGCATTAGGCAATGCATTTGGACTGATCCCTGAGGGTGTTCTTACTAAGCACCCACAATGCTTCAGTGGTCTTGATCACTTGAAGACTGACGAGTTCTATCCTATCAAGGCATATCGTGAGTTCTACAAGGCAGACAAGCTCAAGTTTGCACGATATAGCAAGGGCAGATCCATGCCTGAGTGGATGGCTGCATGAGTAATGAATTTTATACAACATTGTGGATAGTGATCATAGTTTGGGCATTGTCTTACATAACAGGAGAACTATTATGATACTAGAAGTAGCATTTACCATACCATTATACTGTATGGCACTTAACATATACCACGAAGCCAAGAATCAATCTATGCTTGGACAGGTAGCTGTGGGACAAGTGGTGATGAACAGAGTAAACGATGATAGATTCCCTGACAATGTGTGTGACGTGGTGACCGAAGCTGTCACGTACAAGGGTACAAATAAACCTGTACTGCACAAGTGCCAGTTCAGTTGGTATTGCGATGGGCAAAGAGATGAGCCTAAAGTGGATAGTAAAGAGTGGTGGTACGCAAAAGAGTACGCATCTATTGTTTTATCGGGTAAGATTGCTCTTGATATGACCGAAGGAGCTACCCACTACCATGCAACCTATGTGCGTCCTGCATGGGCAAAGACCAAGACACGCACAACCAGAATTGACCGACATATTTTTTATCGTTGGGAAAAATAACTGTTACTATATAGAGAAACTCCCGACATCGGGAAAAAACCTATTGGTAATGGTATATAGTATTTAATTAGTAGTTGACATTAGATAACTAGTAGTATAGTTTACATAGAACAATTAACATAAGGAGAATTAACATGGCTTTAGATTTTACAAATAACGGTTTAAATTTACCTGAGTATTTAGATTTTACAACACGTACTGAACCTACACGTATGGCAGGTAAGAAGTACGTTATCAACAACGACACTGACGAGGTGATTGGTATTGTTGGTAGTAAGTTCAACTCTGTCACACACACAGAGTTTTACGACAGAGTGTGGGACACCATGTCTGAACAGCTAGGTGCAGAAGCAATGGAAGGTGTACAGGTTAAGTGGAACACTGCACGTAACAATGCATTCGCTATGCTTGATGCTACCATGCCTAGCACTAAGGCATTGATCACAACCGACAAGCAACAGACAGAAATATCACAACGAGTGATAGCTTTGCATGGTGTAGATGGTATGTGTTCTAACCAAGTATTCTTTGGTGCTATAGATTTCTTTTGTACAAACGGTATGATCAGAGGTGAGCATGACAAGGTGCGAAGAAAGAATACTACAAACTTTAGTATGTCTACCTTTATTAAGGAGTTAGAGGACGCTAACAGCGACTTCTATTCACAGGCTGAACAGCTACAGGAGTGGGCAAGGACACCTCTTGAGTATAACAGTGTAAGAGATATGCTTCACTCTCTCATGGGATCTGAGAAGAAAGGTGATAAGATGCTCGGCTTGTATGCACAAGAGATACAGACACGAGGACACAATGCCTTTGCACTGTACTCTGCATTCACTAACTATGCATCATATGCAGATGAGCGTAACGGCTTCAAGCTACGTAACACAGGCAACGATACTAACTCAATCAGCATGTGGGGACGTGAGCAGGAAGTTACCAAGTGGGTATCATCAAAGCAGTTCAAAGAACTGGTTGCTGCCTAATGAAGTTACCTCGTTACGTACAACAGAGGTACACACCGAAGGGGGTGCGAACATTCAGGTTCAATCCCCCTCGTCAACTTATTGACACTGGTATTGTATCTCGCAGAGAGTTAGGCAATAATTTTAACGAAGCAAAGAAGATCGCAGACTATCTCAACAAGCTTGTGGATGAACATCGTCAAAGTAAACTGACAGATTTATCAGTTACCAGATCTACTAAGTTGTCAGAGCTTTGTGACATATATCTTTTATCTAATGATTTCAATGCCTTACGTGAGTCTACTAAGGCAGATTACATATACTTCATACGAGTATTATGTGACAGTCTTGGTGAAAAGAAGTGGAACACTATATCTAGTAGGTTAGCCAAGCGAACTTATGAGGTTTGGGTAAAAAGAGGTGTGTCCTTTGCCAACCATGTGTGCAGTGTGGCATCTAGGATCTACAACTATGCAACAGAGATGGAGTATGGCAATCACAATCCTTTCTCGTCTATTAGACGTAAGTCTACACAGCCTAGACGTGTAGTGTGGGCGAAAGAACAGGTGCGTCAATTTCTTGACTTTGCCTATGACAAGTACGAGTACAGAAGTATTGCTCTGATAGTGCATATGGCATACGAATGGTGTCAGAGAATAGGTGACATGAGACTGTTAACATGGGACACAGTTGACATGGACAAAGGACAGCTAAACTTAGAGCAATCTAAACGTAGATCAAAGGTGTTCCTACCTATAGGTGACGAACTATACGAGATGCTTCTACAACAGAAGGCTGACTTTGGCTTTCAACACTACGTAGCACCAAATATAAAGCCTGTACAGGGCAAGTTCAAACCTTACAGCTTGGAAGGTGTATCGAAGATAGGAAGACGTGTCATGAAGCAATCTGGACTGCCTGACGAGTTACGCTTGATGGATCTAAGACGCACAGGAGTAACAGAAATGATTGACAGTGGAGTCCCGATGGGTCAGCTTATGTCAGTCACAGGTCATGCCAACGTGCAGTCGGTTAAACCTTACATGAAGCACACATTTGAGAGTGCAAAGAATGCTCTCATGACAAGGAGTAAATATAATGTATAACTTATATAGTATACTTAATAGTATAGAAGAACTATCTAATGGTGAGACTAAAAGGTTAGACTGTCCTGAGTGTGGTGGTTACAAGACGTTCACTGCTACCAATAACATGGGCAGACTATTGTGGAACTGTTACAAAGCGTCATGCAATATCTCAGGATCGAAGCCTGTGCATATGTCAGTAAACGATATACGTCAAGCTATTGAGCGAAAGGAGAAAGCACAAGAAGGATTCGTTATGCCTGAGTACATCGTGCCATACAGGGGGCAGCCAGACCTTACTAGATTCATGGAAAGGTTTGACTTGATGGGAGGACTGTATCATGACGTAAAAGATAATCGTGCCGTTTTTCCAATCATACAGGACGGTGTTGTTGTAGACGCAGTTGGGCGAAGTCTTAGAAATAGTTTGCCCAAATGGAAAAAATATGGGAATAGTGGCTTGCCATACACATCTGGATGTGGTACAGTCGCTGTAGTTGTTGAGGATTGTGTCAGTGCCGTAATTGTAGGCAGTGACGTGTATGTTGGGGTTGCTGTGTTAGGCACGTCACTGTCAGACATACACAAGAGGTATCTGGCACAGTTCTCTTCAGCTATCATAGCTCTAGACCCTGACGCACTACCCAAAGCTATGGACTTCTTTAAGGATTTGAAGAGTATTGTAAAAGATGTACGAGTATTACGATTAACTGACGATCTGAAGTATAAACATCCTAACGACATTGAAAAACTAACAGCAATAGGAGAACAAATAAATGGAAACAGCATTAATTCGTAGTTTAATGGACAAGGACTTCTATGATGACCATAGAGGTATCAAATGTCCCGACAAGTTATTTGGTAAAGATCTGCGTAAGATTAAAACATCTGTAGATTATGCCATGCAGAGATACAACAGGACTGTCACACCTGATGAGGTAGAAGCACTGTTCATGTCAGGTAATCCAACCATGACTACAGCACAGAAGCAAGCCTTTGGTGATCTGTTCTTACGTGTCAAGAAGGAGTCACCACTTGGCAAGGACGTAGCACAAGAGGTCTTGTCCAAACTATTTCAACAGGTGATTGGTGAAGAGATAGCTAACCTCGGCTTTGACTATGTGAATGGTTCGCAGACTAGCCTTGAACCCTTGCGTAATCTGTTGGAGAGGTACAATGATGACTTCATACCTGCACTCAATGTAGAGTGGGCTGACATATCTATTGACAATCTACTTGCCAAGAATGACTTGGAAGCACGTTGGACATTCAACATACCTAGTCTGACTCGTAAGATCGAAGGTGTCAACGAAGGACATCTGATTGAAGTAGGGGCTAGACCCAACACAGGTAAGACATCCTTCCATGCATCCATGATAGCAGGTGAGAATGGGTTTGCTCGACAGGGCGCTAGGTGTATTATCTTGTGTAACGAGGAAGCAGTACACAGAGTTGGCATTCGTTATCTCACTGCCAGTTCCAACATGGATCAGTACCAGATCAAAGAGAACCCTAGATTAGCTGATGAGAAGTATGATGCAGTGAGAAAGAACATCAAGCTGTATGACTGCACAGGTCGTGATATGGCATGGGTCGAGAGTGTGGCTAAGTCATACAAGCCTGACGTGATGGTGCTAGACATGGGTGACAAGTTTGCCAAGACGGCAGGGTTTGCCCGACAGGATGAAGCTCTGAAAGCAAACGCTATCCATGCTCGCACTATTGCAAAGCAGTATGGTTGTGCCGTGTTCTACATGTCACAGCTATCTGCTGAAGCAGAGGGCAAGGTTATACTTAACCAAGCCATGATGGAAGGTAGTAGAACAGGTAAGGCTGCCGAAGCTGATCTGATGCTACTACTTGCCAAGAACCCTGAAGTAGAAGGTGAAGATGAAGCTTCTCCACAGCGACACATTAACGTAGTGAAAAACAAACTGTCTGGTTGGCATGGCAAGATTGTCTGTGAGCTAGACTACAAGACAGCGAGGTACACAGCATGAATAAATTACAACCAGTAAAAGGTGCATACTACAGACGATTTCAACCTGATTCTTACAGGGAGAATGACGGTAAAGCAAAACAAATAGTAATGGACTACTTAGAAAGGAACGGACATACAGACTTGTCAGCAGGAGAAAACTTTTCTTTTGATATTAGTTCAGAAAAGAATGGACACAAGTATTATTCTGAGGTAGAAATGAAGAATCAGTGGACAGGAGATTGGAATCCAACATGGAAGGAGATACGTATACCACATCGTAAAATAAAATTAGTAAATAAATTTAGGGATATGAACGATGATTCATTCTTTAACTTTTATGTAATCCGTAGTGACTGTGAGTACGCTTGGAGAATCAAAGACTTTCAGATGACACAGGAATGTATAAAAGAGATCTGGCTATCTAATGCAAGACGTAAAGAACATTTCTTTCATATACCCTATGAAGAAGCAGAACTAGTTAAACTAAGGGACACAGCATGAGATTAATATTAGATGTAGAAAATAATGTAACCAAGCGTGGTGACAAGCTACACCTTGACCCTTTTGAGCCTGACAACTGCCTAGTTATGGTAGGCATGAAGACGGACAACTGGGAAAGAGTGGTCACGTTTGAGCATTCTACTGAGCCACCAACTCCCAATGGTTTTAATATAGTACAGGAGCAACTAGATAAAACTACTGTGCTTGTGTGTCACAATGTTGCACACGATTTGATCTGGCTGTGGGAGTCAGGCTTCAAGTATGACGGTATTGTATTTGATACTATGCTAGGTGAGTATGTGCTACAGCGTGGGCAGAAACAACCTCTGTCATTAGAACAGTGTGCAGAGCGATACAATCTAGATACAAAGAAGCAGGATACACTCAAAGAATATTTCAAGAGTGGTACACCTGTATCTGAGATACCACATGACGAGCTAAAAGAATATCTATTGCACGATTTACGAGCTACGTTCAGTCTTGCCGATCACATACACCATAGGTTCATGAATGGGGACAGCGATCTATTTGATACTGTTACACATACCAACATGGTTGCTGTATGCCTATGTAAGATATATGCTCGTGGTTTTAAGGTTGACCTTGACAAGCTTGATGATGTTAGAAAAGAGTTTGAGAAAGAAAAGCAAGATATTATACGTGAGCTTGGACAGCAGGTACAGGATCTCATGGGTGATAGACCTATCAATCTCAACAGTCCAGAGCAGTTGTCTTGGGTTATCTACAGCCGTAAGCCAAAAGATAAATCTACATGGGGCAACTTCTTTGAACCATATATGAACAAGGCTGACTTCAACAGGTCAGTCAGCGAACACAGTGAGGTTCTGTATAAGGTATCAGCTAAGACCTGTCTTATGTGTAGAGGACGTGGATACATTACAAAGGTTAAGAAGAACGGCACACCGTTTAAGAAACCAAACAAATGTCCTAACTGCAATGAGTCTGGTTGGCTGTACGAAGACAGACCGAATCAGATAGCAGGACTCAGGTTCAGTCCACCTACAGCTAAGTGGGTGAGTGCAAATGGGTTTAGTACAAATAAGATTAATCTTGAAGTGCTAGAACACTTTGCCAAACGTAGTAATAATACCAAAGCAGAGTTGTTTCTCAACCGTGTGCGTAGATTGTCTGCACTAGAGACATACTTGTCCTCGTTTGTTGAGGGTATATCTACATACACCAAGCCTGATGGCAAGCTACATGTTAGATTACTACAGCATCGCACATCTACAGGACGATTCAGTGGTGCAGATCCTAATATGCAGAACATGCCCAGAGGTGGTACATTCCCTGTGAAGAAGATCTTTGTGTCCCGATGGGAAGGTGGTAAGATACTTGAAGCTGACTTTGCACAGCTAGAGTTTAGAACTGCTGCATATTTATCACAGGATGCCACAGCTATCAAGGAAATAGAAGAGGGCTTTGATGTACATAGTTATACAGCACAGGTCATCACAGATGCAGGACAGCCCACGTCTAGACAGGAAGCAAAGGCACACACGTTTGCTCCTCTGTATGGGGCAACAGGCTTTGGCAGATCGGAAGCAGAAGCATCATACTACGAGCAGTTTAGTTCAAAGTATGAAGGTGTAGCCAAATGGCATAAGACTCTAGCTAAAGAAGCATTGGAGACAGGACGCATAAAGATACCGTCAGGCAGATCGTTTGCGTTTCCTGATGTGGTAAGACGTGGCAACGGCACTGTGTCCCACTTCACACAGATAAAGAATTATCCTGTACAAGCATTTGCTACGGCAGATATTGTACCACTAGTTCTCATGACTATAGATAATATGCTCATGAATATGGATAGTTGCATAGTAAATACTGTGCATGATTCAATAGTAATAGATGTTCATCCTGACGAAGTGGATGACGTTCTAAACATAGTAAATAGTATAAATAGTGAGATGAAAACACTCATCAATACTCGTTGGAATATAGACTTTAATGTTCCCCTAAAATTAGATGCAAAAATAGGTGACAACTGGCTTGACACTAAAGATGTATGATGGTATAACTATAACACTTTTCAATTATAAGGAGATTAATATATGAATATAGTAACACTAAACGATAGCCCAGAAATGATAGCAAAAGCTATGGGAATGACGCAACAATCAACAGAGAAGAAGTCCTCTGGAGTTACGTTGCCTAGACTAAAAGTACACAACAGTGCGATCATGGGTACTGAAGAGATCAAAGGTAAGAAAGTAAATATCGAAAAGCTTTCTGGTGGATCTTTCAGGATAGACATGCCTGATGAAGGTGGTGTTTATTTCAAGGAGAACCTTGAGTATAGGCTTTTCTTCCAACGATTTATGTACAAGAGATGGGACACATCTAAGAACAACTTTGTCAGGACTATAATGACAGACAGTCTGAAGGGTCTTAGAGACATGGATGTGAAGGATACCGATGGTGGTTACAACTGTGGTAGAGCATCTGGTTTCATGGCGAAGGAAGACTTTGATGCTTTGCCTGACAACAGGAAAGCTTTGATCCGATCTGTTAAAGAGGTCAGAGTAGTGCTTGGTCTTGCTAACTTTGACGGTGCATTGAAGCAAGAGGGTAATGACCTTGTGGATGCTGATCTTGGTATTGTCCCTTTCGTTTGGGATGTACAGAACGTGGAGTCATCTAAGGATGTTGACGCTGTAGTGGCTAAAGCTTCACAGCTTGGTGTAAAACCTTTAGAGTTCTTCACTAAGGTGGACACCAGTGAGAGAAAGTTACCAAATGGTAATAGCTTTTACGTAACAAAGTCCTCTCTAGATGTATCTAACAAGGTGGAGATTACTCCTGCTGACGAAGAGCATTTTGTTAGCTTCCAATCTTGGATACAGGGTGTCAATCAATGGGTCATCGGTAAGCACAACGAGTTTGCACACAACAACGAGAGTGTAGACAAGGAACTCGTTGAGTCCTTCATTGACATAACGTCTGAAGATAAAGTTCAGTAATCATGAACCATAGAGCAGAATTAGCACTGCATCGGTTCTTGGACAAAGCTACTGACGGTGAGAGGGTATTGTCTGATGCAAACATTGATAAGATTGCAGAAGATATTAAAGAAGCCTTGCACCGTCAGTTTGGTTCACAGAACAACAGGAAAGAGTTTAGACTACGTATGTCTAACATAGGTAGACCTACCTGTCAGCTTTGGTTTGAAAAGAACCACCCTGAGAAAGCTCTACCACTTCCTAATAACTTTGTGATGAATATGATGTTAGGAGATATCGTAGAAGCTGTATTTAAAGGTCTGCTTAGACAGGCAGGTGTTGCCTATGATGACTCCAAGAAAGTGAGTATGGAACTCAAGATTGATTCTAAGATTGAGGGTACGTATGACATAGTTATGGACGATGCTGTGGATGATATTAAGTCTGCATCAGATTGGTCTTATAAGAATAAGTTTCAATCGTTTGATACACTAGCTGACGGTGACGCATTTGGATATGTGGGACAGTTAGCAGGGTATGCACAGGCTCTTAACAAGAGAGCAGGTGGATGGTGGGTCATAAATAAAGCTAACGGTAACTTTAAATATGTACCTGCTGACGGTTTGGACTTGACAAAGGAGATAGATAAACTATCTTCTAACTTAGATGTAATTGAGAGTAACGAGTTTAAGAGATGTTTTGAACCAGTAGAAGAAACATTTAGAGGTAAGCCTACAGGCAATAAAGTTCTCACAAAGACATGTTCTTTTTGTAGATACAAGCAAGCCTGTTGGTCAACCTTGCAAGAGATACCCTCGTTGGTATCACAGGCAAGAGAGCCAAAGATTGTTTCATATGTAGAAATAGGAAAGGAGAAACTTATATGACAAGTAAAGAACCTACATTAGAGGAGATGGCTGAACAAATTGAGATAACTCAAAAGAAGTTAGCCGAAATGAAAAAGGCATACCACGAAAAGAAGTATGCATCGTACAATGCTGCCAGAGAAGCATTCTTAATGGAGCATAAAGCTCTGTATGGGAAAGAACTAGAGAGTCCTTTTACTCTCTGGTACAAGTGGTAAGTGTTATACACCTCTAAACAGTATAAGGTAGCACGTAAGTTAGGCTATCGTAGTGGGCTAGAAGTAAAGCTCTCAGAGTTTCTTGATGAATTAAAAGTAAAATATATTTACGAGGGCATCAAGATAGAGTGGGAAGACTTAGCTTACAGACAGTACACACCTGACTTTGTGCTACCTAACGGCATAATAATAGAAACAAAAGGATTGTTTACCGTAGCAGACAGACGGAAGCACATATGTATACAACAACAGCACCCCAAGCTAGACATACGTTTTGTGTTTACAAGTAGTAGAAGAAAATTACAGAAAGGTTCTAAGACTACCTATGGTGTGTGGTGTGAGAAGAATAACTTTAAGTATCACGACAGGATTATACCAGAGGATTGGTTGAAAGAACGTAAAAAGAAATCACATCCTGAGTTAATAAAGTTCTCAGGTAAAAAAATAATAAGGAGATATAAATGACACAGAACGGATTTAAAGATTTACATTTAAAACTAGATGATCAGGATATAATCATTCGTGTTAAACCTATACTTGACCATCAAAAAAACTGGACAGGGGATGTGCATCTACAAGTTATAGACTCAGTACACAACCCTCTATCTGATAGAGACTTCAATGACATTATGTTCTTTGCAAGAGTGTGCCTTGTAGGTATTGACTTACTTAGGACAGATGAAGAGTGGTCAAGAAAAGTTTATCAGATGGTTAGAAAAGAAATGGAAGATGAAACAAAACCTAAAGTTGTTGCTAGACAAGACAATATAATTAGGGTAGACTTTAAATCAATAAAAGAGAAACTAAATGGGAGTGCGTGACATGGCTAAATGGGATATAGATTGTAAAAATAAAGACATGGTAAATAGTCCACCACACTACAACAAGTATGGTGTAGAATGTATTGAAGCTATTCAGTCAGCTACAGGAGAAGGCTTTGAGTATTATTTGCAAGGAAATATAATTAAGTATCTTTGGAGATACAGATACAAGAATGGTGTGCAGGACTTGGAGAAGGCACAGTGGTATCTCAATAAGTTAATAGAAATAAAAAAGGATAGTAAAGATTCGACTGATGTCTTTACTAGCTTTGGTATAGAGTTGGACAATGGTTGTTAAATTATATCTCACTCTTGATCTAGATAAGGACGAGTATCCTGTGCCTGCAGATGGCGATCCTAGTGAAGAGATACAACAGGCATTAGAAGAGTTTATCTATGATATTGATGGACTAAAAATTAAAAACATAAGAATAACATTGGAGGATTAACATGAACGACTATCAAAAATTTATTGCAATATCTAGATATGCTAGATGGATTGACGAAGAGAACAGAAGAGAAACGTGGGATGAAACTGTTCAGAGATATGTGGACTATATTACTGAGAAAGTAAAAGGACACTTACCTAAACAGCAGATCTTTGAAGCTATAAAGAAACTAGAAGTTATGCCTTCCATGAGAGCATTGATGACTGCAGGTTCTGCACTAGAGAGGGACAACACAGCAGGTTACAACTGTAGCTATCTACCTGTAGATGATCCAAAGGCTTTTGATGAAGCTATGTATATATTACTATGTGGTACAGGTGTAGGATTCTCTGTTGAAAGAGATTATGTATCTCAGCTACCAGAGATTCCACAGACTTTAGATGAAGTTGATACTTGCATACATGTCCAAGACAGCAAAGAAGGTTGGGCAAGGGCATTACGTAAGCTAATAGGACACCTGTATATGGGGGAAGTTCCTATATGGGATATGTCAAAGGTAAGACCTGCAGGTGCTAGACTCAAAGTATTTGGTGGCAGAGCTAGTGGACCTGCCCCTCTCATAGACCTATTTAACTTTACAGTAGCTCTGTTCAAACAGAATGCAGGTCGCAAGCTGTCTAGTTATGATTGTCACAATCTTATGTGTAAGGTCGGGGAAGTTGTAGTCTCTGGTGGTGTACGTAGATCAGCTATGATTAGTTTATCCAACCTGTCTGATGGACGCATGAGACATGCCAAGTCTGGCAAATGGTGGGAGACAGCACCACAGATGGCACTATCAAATAACTCTGTTGTGTATACAGATAAGCCAGATGGAGAAACATTTCTACGTGAGTGGACATCCCTTGTAGAATCTAAGTCAGGTGAACGTGGTATATTTAATAGAATATCTGCAAAGGAACAGGCAAAGAAGTTTGGCAGAAGAGATGCTGATCACGAGTTTGGTTGTAACCCTTGTAGTGAAATTATTCTTAGACCCTATCAGTTCTGCAATCTTACAGAGGTTGTGATACGAGAGAAAGATAAGTTTGAAGATTTGAAGAGGAAGGTTATGCTTGCCACTATACTTGGCACAGCACAGGCTACACTCACTAAGTTTCCATACTTGAGAAAGATATGGCAGAAGAATACTGAAGAGGAAAGACTCTTGGGAGTTAGTCTTACAGGTATTATGGATAATGAATTAACGAATGGAAAGAAACATGGACTTGAAAAAACCCTTGAAGCACTCAGAGAAATCGCAGTTGAGACAAACAAAGAATGGGCAACAATCTTTGGAATCCCACAAAGTGCAGCAATCACCTGCGTCAAACCAAGTGGGACAGTATCACAGCTTGTGGACTCAAGCAGTGGTATCCACCCTCGTCATAGCAGTTATTATATTCGTACCGTTAGGGGCGATAATAAAGATCCTCTCACTAACTTCATGGTAGACAGTGGTATACCAAGTGAAGCTGACTTTATGAAGCCTGACACACAAACGGTGTTTAGCTTTCCTATGAAGTCACCCAAGAAGTCTGTAGTCAGAAACGACATGACAGCTATTGAACAGCTAGAGATGTGGCTTCTCTACCAGAGACATTGGTGTGAGCATAAACCTTCTGTGACTGTATCAGTGCGTGATGAGGAGTGGATGGAAGTAGGTGCGTTTGTATTCAAACACTTTGACGAGATGTCAGGTGTATCGTTCCTACCACACTCCGATCATACTTATCAGCAAGCACCCTATCAGGACTGTACAGAAGCTGTATACAATGATTTTAGCAGTAAGTTCACTCATATTGATTGGAATAAGTTTACGGATTATGAAAAAGAGGATAACACTAATTCTTCTCAGACCTTTGCCTGTTCTGGTGACAGTTGTGAGATAGTGGACATAGGAGCTTAGTATGAGACACTTATCTAGAAAGGAAAGAGGATTAGGTAAACATGATGCACCACTGAAGATACAGTGGATGAAAGGTTACGATGCATTTGTTTATGGAAAGATTCGCAACCCCTATAGTTCCGACACTATGTTATATAGAGAGTGGGAACGTGGCTTTAATACAGCCTATTATGATAATATACATAGAGGACGAGATGGAATTAGAAAAAGAAGCAAAAGCTTTCATGGACAAGCGAAGCAGAGAACCAAGGACAATGTTCGAACTTCTTACAGAAATGAATCACAGACTAAGAGAATGTGAGAAAAGTTTGAAAGAGATACGAGAGATAATAAGAAAGATTAATTCCTAAGACTACTTCTGAATTTAGCTTCTTCACTTTTTAATACTTCTCCAATACCACCTAAATCCTGTAGATCTTTTAGTCTCATATTATACTCAGCTACAACCTTCTCTTCATCGGAGAAGGTATCGTAGTCTCTGAACATGCTGTTCATTAGTTCTTCAGAATATTTAAAAGGCTGTCTTTGATTTTCATCTATAAACTTATTAATGGCTCTGTCTCGTATGTTTTTAGGCAGTCTTCTGTACTTTGACATAGCCACCAGTTCTATAACTTTATCTTTCTCATCTAATATACCTATTGTCTCTTCATTATTTCTCTGTGAATCCACCATAGCTTCTATGAAAGATTTAATCTCTGTCTTAATAAAAGATTCTTTAGACTGTGGACTAAAGTCTGTAAATATATTCTCTGTCTGGGAATATGCTTCTCTATTCTCTTCATAATTTTGACCTAAGTCATCTATCATATCTCTAGCTTGCTCTACTACAAACGGAAGAATCCTTCTTATAATTTTATTCTCAAAGTTTTTTACCTCTGGAATACGAGATCTACTACTTAGATCAAACTTAGTAAATCCTAGAGCATTCATAAACCTACCATTCTCACTATCCTCTGAGAACATATTTAGACCTAGACCTACCTTAAATCCCGGACCTATTCTTTCTCTTTTCTCTTGAAATATATCTTCTTTAACAGGTAGTGAATCTTCTACATGAGGTCTGAGATCATATCTCTTGAATGGTTTAACAAATCCTTTAATCGCTGCATCTTTGAAGCTAGGTATTAACTCTGGATTTGTACCTGATTCTTTATATACAGTCCCTCTTTCACCCAACGCTCTTTGTCCATCTAGTATTTGATTGAGAGGTACAAAGAAAGAAGAAAAGTAATTACCTATACCCTCACCAAGTCTTCTTCCTAGATTTTCTTTTGAAGTTAGGTCTTCTGAAGAGAACATTCTTGCAAACTCATCAATTATTTCTCCCCCTACACCAACTCTGAAGCCTGATCCTAAGAATGTTTCTGCCCATTCTCTTCTAGGAAATGTTTCTACGAATGCTTCTATAGCTGCATCCACTGAGTTAGTATCTTCTTTTGCTTTAGCCCACTGTTTTCCTATATATCCTAGCATGAAGAACTGTCTGAGTGGAAACAAAGGAGTAACATCTAGAACCTTACCATCTCCTAGTGGAACAAGCTTATAGTTCTCTCCAAACATATTTGTTTCTTCTAACATTTGTGATGCTGCATATATACCTGCCACACCTGTTATGTTTCTAGATATCATACGGCTCTCTCTTTGAGTAAGAGGTTTTAGTTTTCCACCTTTACCTATACCTACCTTTCCAAGACCTATCTTACTGCCTTCTACTATTCTTCTTATTATTGGAACGGATGCGCCTGCTGAGTTTTCAGCCATAAGTTCTATACTTTTTGCCATAAATCGTGGAAAAGGGGCTATGACAGTCAGTCCATATTTAGTTACAAAGTTTGCAAAGCCCTTACCTAATGCTGTCTCAGGTGATCCTGCGTAAGTCACATCTAATGCTCTCTCCGTAGCTTCTGCAAAGATTTCCATAGCAGTAGACTCTGGCACAAGCTGTTCTACCTCGTATGTGTCTCCTATATTTTTACCTGTAGGGATCTTCATTCCCTTTTTATATTTGCGAACAAACTTTTTCTTTGTCATATTCTTATTTAGATCTGATGCATCTCGTAATATATCTTTGAGTCTGCCATTATCTAGTGCTTCCATCAAATCCATATCCCATCTCTGTCTAAATAATCTCTGTGCTTCTGACAAAAATGTTGCACGTCTTATCATGAAGTCTTGCATTCTGTTTGGAGTATTTAGTAACTGTGTGAAGTCCTCTATCTTAGTAAGAGCCTTGTCCATACCTGTGCCTGTACCCTTACCTTGATTTAATTGTATCTCGTTGATTGTGTTGAACATTTGATCATAAAATGTTTTTAGATCTTTGTTCTCTAGAACATAATCTGTATATTCTTGTGCTGTTTTTCTATCAGAGTATATATATCGTAGACCACTCAAGCTATCTTGCCAAGTTGCACGTTTAAATACTCTATTACTTAACCCAAATTTTCCTCTTGATAAATCGTACATTGCAGTTTCCATAATATTGTTGACTGCTTCTACAGGTGTTCGTAGTAAACCCGACTGTAAGTTTCTAGCTGCGGTTGCTACCTGAGATACGAGTAACCCTCTTCTTATGTTCTCCACTCTTCTAAAATAATTCACCATGTTGTTCTCATTCTTCAGCATGGCATCTAGCTCTTCTTGCTGCTTAATAGATTTGGGTTTTACTCTCTTTGCTAGTTGTGAATACTTATTTAATATTCTTCCTGCTTCACTTGCCGATCCTAAATTAGATACAACAAAGTCTTCAAAAGACATACCTGCTTTATCTAATGCTTTCCATAAAGGATGCTCTCCGTTATTCACAGAAAGCTCATCAGCATTTTTAACAACGAGGTCAAATAGGTTTTTAGTTACAGTCTTTTTATCATTCCAAAGATCGGGTCTTAGTTTCTTTAACTCTGCTGCTACTGTAGTTAGGGCTTCCACATTCTCTGTTGTTAGAACTCTTTGAGATAGTTCAGATACTTCTTCTGTTGTCATTTTAGCAACAGTATCTGAATCTAAAAATGTTACCTCATCTACAGACTCATATCCATCCATAGTTATTTCTTTAGCAGCCCTGCCTATCATACTCTTTTCACTCTTCACAGATTCAGGCTGTAACGCTTCATCTTTTGCCTGTCTTATTTTGTCCATGTTGATAACCTTACGTCCACCCACCATGTCTGTTACTGTAAAGAATCCGTCATCTCCTGCTTTGAGCATATTGTTTCTGTTGACTAATAGTCCCTCCTCAAACTCATTAACTAGTTTGTTATACATCTCTTTATTCTCGTCAGCTATTTTAGCATTCTGAGCCTTTTTCTCTAGCTCTATACCTATCTCTTTAGCTCTAGCTCTTTTTATTCTCTCGCCTTTTTCTCCTGCCTTGATTAGAACACCGTTAACTAGCTCTATTTTGGGTGGCAGTTCTGTACCCATGAGAGCTTCTCTAGACTTATCCAAAGCTTCTCTAGTTGCTTCAGATACTGACCCCTCTTTTAATAGCTCTAGTTTGCCTTTACGTATATTATCTAAATGATCAAAAGTATTTCCAAGTGCTTTTGTCAGAGCAGGTATCTGGAATGGAGCTATCAAAACTGCAGATTCCAAAGCCTTTGCTAATCTGTTCTCAAATACACCTTTATTCTCTGATGTTACTAAAATGTCAGGCACAAATGGGGCTACGGATTCAAACTCATTTAATGTATTAGCTAACCACTCCTCTTCTGGATCAAAAAATACAGCAGACGTTATAGCACTGTTTACATATAGACCTTTAAGTCCCGATCCTAACTTAGTTACCTTGTCTACACCCTTTATACCAACAAAGAACTTTAATATTTCTTCTGATATTTGACCTGTTACAGTCTCAGGTTCAGGAAAGACATTTCTTGCCTGTTCTAACTTATCAGATATATTGTAGTAGACACCATTATACTGCTTAGTTTCTACTTCTTTTTTTACTTCACTTGGGGATACATATTCTGGAATTTGAAATAGATCAGAGATATTAAACTTCTGATCCTCTCCAAGATCAAACTTGAGAGTTCCTGTTATTTGTTGTCTTTTTAAGTCAAAGTCACCTAAAAACTGTGATAATTCTCCAAGCCCACCTGTTACGGCTCTTGGAACTGTAGACAGCATCTCTACAGGATCTGTAAAAAACCCTGTAACATCATCGTATGCTCTGCCTATTAAAGATCTATCTGATTGTTCTTCTTCTATGTCATCTCTTAGATGAGTATCATTCTTTTGTCCACCTAATACTTCTACAACAGGTCGTTCCTGATCTTCAGGCACTGTAACTTCTGCACTTTCAAAGTCATCCTCTTCAGGCATAACAAAAGAACCATCGTCTTCTTCACTAGAAAACTGATTATTTTGTTGTGCTACTGGTGTTTCGGTGTCGTCTTCTTGAATAAATTGACTTTGTTGCTCTGTAGCTTCTGCAAAAGAACCATCGTCCTCTTCATTAGAAAAAGAAAGTTGTCCCATTACTGACCTGTTCTTTGAATTAACAGTGTAGGTCTAAGATATGTTTTTAAACCTAGCTCATTTGTAGGAGATGTTTTACTTAGCACAGATTTATGCATGTAATACATAGGTTCTTTTGATAAATCAACTCTACCATTCTCTTTATAGTGTGGCACTGCATAAAAATGATTCTCTTTTAGTGTGTTAAGTAGTTGAAGTCTGTAATCTTCTGCAGATAATCCATCATAAAGACCTGTTTCAGGATCTTTCCGTTTTATTAATACCAAGTTCTTTTTATTTTTTTTAAAATCATCTTTAGCTTTATTTAGTAGAGCATCATAAACTGTTTGTTGTGGTTTTAGTATACTATTATCCATAGCATCTTTTGCTATTAGCAAATAGGTTGAGTTACCGTAAGTATTATCATCTGGTATACTATTTATTTTTCTTGTTCCCTGCTTTTCTGCTAGTCTTAAATTACCCATAAGTGTAGGTGTTATGTTTCCCTCTAAATTTAAAGTAATTCTATCACCCATTGCTTTTGTATATTGATCTCCTGCAGCAGAAGTTGCGTATGACTCAAAAGTGTCTACTAAATTATCTTCTAATGCAGCCTTTGTTTGATTTAGTTTATCGTTACTTTTAGCCTTGGCAAGATCTAGGGCATCTGATACTTCTTTATTATATCTCGTTTCTGTCTTTTTAAAATAAGCTTCTGCTTGCTCTAACTGTTTTCCAGTAACTCCTTTATTTTTTAAAGTGGTTAAATATGCTTCAGCCATCATAAGAGATTGATTAGCATCACTTCCTACTAGTTCAGTAAAATCTTTTTGCTTTTGTGGTAAGGGTTTAAATTTAAATTGTATGCCTGATAATGGAACTCTAGGATCTTCAGGATCAGCAAACCTATTCTGCTCCATGTTTTTAACTATCTTATTTAAATCTACATCGCCAAATGTTTGAGAGTCAACTCCATCGGGGTACATTACTTCGAATAAATCTTGAAACTCTGCTTTAGTAAACCCTCTATCATTAGATACTTTCTGATAGTTCTTAGCCATCTCGACACCATACTTACCCATAGGCATTACAGCTGCAACCATCTGCAGTCCTTTTTGATCTGTTCCGAATATAGCTTTTAGTTCAGACTGATAATTCATAACCTCTTTCATATAGTCATCTTTTTGTCTGCGAGTGTACATCTTTTCTTGAAATGCTTGATTTGCTGCACGAGCAAGTCTTGCTTCTGCACGAGCTTCTTCTCTAGCTTTCTTGTCTTGATACCTATCTTCTGCTCTTTGAAAAGCAGTTGCTAGACCTGATGCAAATCCACCTAAACTCATTTTACATTACCTCTCTTTTTGACATCAATCCCATAGTAGGGGCTTCCATTGGTTCTTCATCTTGTTGCTCTGGCATAGGCATTTCTTCTGGCTGTTCTTCTTCATCTTCCTCTATCTTGCCCAACAATCCCTTTTTCTTTGCAAGAGCTATCTGTGCGTTAGACAATTTGTCCTCTCTTTTTCTTTCCATCCCTGATACGTATTCTATTTCATTAGCTTCGGCTACTGTTATCATTAGCTCAACTATCACAGGCAATACTAGAACACCTACATCAATGCTATGCTTACCCTCCATGACAGATGCTAGTTGAAATGAGTTGGCTATAGTTGTCAGAGGTACACCTAGTTCTATTATTGTTAGTAGTTCTGGTAAAAACTCTCTGTCCATAATCTTCGTTATATAATAGTCTATAGACTCTTCCACCGTAGCCATTTGTGGTGGCTGTTGCCAAGGTCTACCTCCAACAGGAGCAGTTAAGCTCATTCCCGGAATAGGTGCGTCTACTTGTACTTCTCTTTGTCTCATGCTTTTTTATTTTCCTCTCTTATTTTTTTTAGGATTTCTATATACTTTACAATCTGTAGTCTGCCATCTTTTTTTGCTTCACTTACATTTATGTTAGCACTTCTTTTACTTACTAATCCTTTGGGCATAGACTCTGAATCTAACTCTTTAGGTTTCATCTTGCCTTTTATCATCTCTAAGTTTAACATTGCATCAAATGCAGGGTTTGTAGGGTTATAATCTGACATTATAGTATTCCTCCTAGTAAGTTACCTATGACACTATCTTTACCTGCTGTTAAAAATGTGCCTATAAGTTGACCAAATCCTACGGAAGAGTCATAGTCTGCCTTTAATGCACTTAATTCTTTATTTGTATCAGACTGTAGCTGTGCTATAGCCATTGATACTACACGCTGTCTTTCATTTTCTGTACTCTCCCATGACATTTCCATAACATCATTGTAGTATTGCCATAGATTATTGTAAGCACTGTTAGACATATTCAGTAGAGCAGTAGCGTTTAGCTCATTTGCTCTGTTTATTGCTGCAGTGTCAGAGGTAGCTATTGTTCTTCTCCACTGTGCGTTGTTCTGATCTATGACCAATCTATTTTTTGAATTGAACTGATCACGTTGATTCTGCATTTCAGCATTAAACTTTTCCATTGCATTTTTTTCACCTGCATTAAACTGTGCATGTGCGTTTTGTTGAGCAGCATTGAACTGTGATACTTGAGTTTTAAGGTTTGCAAAAAATTGATCTGTCTGATTTTGACTAGTAGCATTAAACTGTTTTGCAGCATTTTCTGCAGCTTGATCATTAAACAATGCTGTTTGCATGGACTGAGATTTAAACAATTCTGTTTGTTGTTTGTTAGATAGGTTGGTCATTTCTATCTGCAAAAAGTTTTTTGCATTCTCAACTTGTGCTTGTTGCCTATTATTTAGATTAGCTATGTCTAGGTTAGCTAATGAACTTGCTTCTGCCATCACCAAAGCTTGTCTGTTACTAAGATTAGCTAGGTTCATGGTATTTACAGCCCTACTATTCTCTAGTATGACCTGTTGCTCTGCATTAAAGTTCATGTTGGCTATGTCACTAACTTTAGAAGCATTAATAACCTTGGCTTGAAATCCCTGATCGAACTCCATGCCTAAGAACTTGGCACGTTGTTCTGCAGCAAGCATAGCACGAGCCTGCCTGTTAGATAAGTTCTGTGCTTCAAAAGATGCTTGTGTTTGTGCGTCAGCAGATGCTATAGGTAGAGCAGATTCTAAGGCTGCCTGTACCATAGCCTGTCCTGCCATGCTTGATGCACCCATGCCCCTAGATTGCATCTGAGCCATGACACCTCTTAATGCCCCTGCAGCCCAAGCAGGTGGATTAGTAGCATCAAAGCCCTCTGTAAGTGTAGCCATTTGTCCTGCTACAGTGGCTTTCTCTGAAGGTGTAGCAGTGGCTGCCTGAACTTCTTCTGTAAACTTCTTTGCTTTTTCAGCGTTAGCTACAGGTTCTACTATTTCTCCTGCTTCAAGTTCTCTTTTTGCAGGACTGTCTATTACGTGAGCAACACCTTCGGCAGCTTTTAGATCTCCTACCATAGATTTAGTTGATGCTTGTGCTGTTACTTTTGCTCTTGGGTCGTTAGGATCTCCCTGTGCTGCCTGTGTAGAATCTAGAACAGCCCCAACTTCTTCTTGCTTTGTGGTGGCTTCCATTGTTTCTGCTGTTACATCTTTGTCCAACCTAGGCATACCTGCTTGTTCAGCATCAGCAGTTGTACTCTCTCTTGGATCACCTCCCTCTTCACCAAAAGCAATAGCTCCAAAGTCTCTTCCCGGAAGATCAGCTTTTGCTTGAAATGCAGGACCTGCTAGAGTTGTTACATCTCCTGTAGGAGCATCTCCTAGCATGACTGAATCTGCATCCATAAACTGATCACTGTCTGTAGGTATACCAAAAGGATCTACTTTAGCACCCTCTGGTAACTTTGGATCTGTAACTCTACTTGCAGCTACATCTGTTATTCCTTTTGTTCCCTCTGCTTCAGGTGCATCTCCACCTTCTTGCATTTTCTTTACATAGCCACCCTCTACCATCTTACGTGCCATGTCCTGATAACGCATCATCTCTGCCTGTCTATCAGGATTGTCCCTTAAAAACTGTTGAAACTGTTTTTGATCGCCTTGGAATCCCATAGCGTTAGCTATCTTTTCTAATCCTGACGGTTTAAATCCTTGAAATATATTCATTATTTTTCTCTACTTAATACTCTATCTAGTTTGTCTTCTAGTCTGTGTAATGCTTCCATTACATGTTGCATCTCATCTTTTACTTCTGCTCGTGATGCATAGTCTTCTCGTGTTCTGTTGAGCAGTATGTCTATGCGCTTTACCTCTGCCATCATGTTCCTAAATGCCCACACAGCAGGAGCTATGATAAGTGTTAGGACTACATTCCAAAATATTACTGGGTCTATTTCCATTAGCTTGGTCCAATCATACGTCTACTAAATATAGATCCAAGGGATCTTGGAGATCTTGGTATATTTATATTTCTATTTTGTAGTTTTGCTTTTTCACGAGCAAAACCCTCTCTCATCCTACGCATACTTTCTCTAAATGATCTTTGCATACGTAATAGGTCTTGCCTACTAGCACCCTGTCTAATCATTCTTCTATATTGTTCTTTATAATCACGATTTGCTTGGAATAGTCTTCTTTTAAGTATTGTGTCCAATTTAGCAGGACTCTCAGGTGTAAGAAACATTTTTCTATCAAACATAAGTTGATCTATAGATCTTGCAGGAATCCCTAGTTTTTTAAGAGCATCCACACCAATCATTCCTGCCCTAAATTTTTCTACTGTATCGCCTATTCTTACATTTCTATCTAATCTAGCTATTTCAGATTGTAGTCTAGCAGGGTCATTTTTAAACCTTTCCATAATCTGTTGTCTTGCTTGATCAATATTACGTTGCTGTCTTTGTTTATTAAACTTATACAATTCTTTTTGAAACCTAATTTTATCTTTCCTATTTAATTCATCAGGTCTTCTTCCTGCTAGAAATTTTTCTACATTATTAGTAGGAGGTTTGATAGGTGGTCTGAGAGTTATAGGGTTACCCTTGGGATCTGTTAATCCGGGTCTTATTGGTTGTTTGATAGGTCTACGATCAACTGGTCCACCTAGACTTCCACTTCTGATAAAACCTTTAGGGGGAGTATATCCTCCTGATGGTACTACAACAACTTCCTTCGTTTTAGGATTATAAAATCTTTCAAAAGCCTGAGTAGCTACTCCTGAAGGTGGTTTAAATCCTGCGTCTTGCCACTTAATTGATTTATAGCCCTCAGGAACAACCTTCATTCCTTTTGGTGCAGGTTTAGGAGTTGGTACACGAGGTCTTTTTGGTTTATCTTTCTGTCTTCTTCTAATCTCTTCTATAAAGGCTTGAATATTTTTTGGTGGTCTTGTAGTTCTAGGAGGTCTTTTAGGTGTTGGTGTAGTTGGAGGTATACGTCTATCAGGGAGTTTTGGAGTTGGTGTTCTGGGAGGTCTTTTAGGTCTTGGTGTACGTATAGTGGGAGCGTCAGGACCTTTTGTAACTTGCTTTGGGGTTGGTTTCTTTTTTATAGGTTGCCGTCTATCAGGATCTACTTTTGCTCTTACTTTTTGTGTAGGTGGTTTTTTTCCTATAACCGTAACTGGTGTTGGTTTAGTCGCAGGCTTTGATCTAGCTTTTGTTGGTGGCACTCTTAATCTGCCTGTCGTTGCAGGTCTACCAATTGTTCGTGGTGGTCTTTTACCTACTCTACGATCATACTGTGCTTTACTCTCACCTATTTTTCTTGGTTGTAATGCCATTGTTATTTCCTATTTAAAACTGTCATTTAGTGAGTCAACCACACTATCTATGTTAGGCTCTTTACCATGTGGATCATATTTACATCTATACTCTGTAGGACACTGACCCTCTACCACTAGTGTATATGTATCGTTTGCTCCCCTGTACAAACAGACCTGCTGTCCATTCTTTGCTTGTACTCTTTTGTATCTACGGCAGGTGATATACTTTGGGTCTTCACGTTTGCCTAGTCTTTTCTCTTGCTCCCATGTCCAATCACTGAACTTCTTGAGAAAGCAGGTGTAACAGTTCTTGATGTTGTCGGATTGTGCTAGGTGTATTATACCATGTTCGTTTACACAAAGCCATTCAAAAGTTTCTTGACCACCTTGTTTACGTACACATTTATCTCTTGTATGATACCCACCGTTACCACCACCCTCTGTCAAACCCCATAAGGGTAAGAACAAACATACCCAAAGCACCAGTACC